AACAGTAGGTTTACACCCTTGACCCGCTTGCCAGCGATCAGCGTGCCAGGCGTTGCCAGTTCATAGTCGCCTGCCTGATTGTCGCCAGCTGGGGTCCAGACTGTATTGTTCTCTTGGTCGCACCACTGCACTTTGCGTGGATTGCCACCAGCGCCAAGGGCAAACATAATGCGCTCGGCAGTGACTAAAACCGCCTTGTTACTCGTTGGGGCATTGGTGATTGCTGCTGCCAATGTGGGCGTTGTAAATCCCAATTGCCACTCATAGAGCTTGCCATCTGTGCTTGAGCAAGCAATCAAATACTCGCCCCATGTATCCATGGACCATGTGGTGGCCGGAGTGACTGACCCCGTGTCTGGTCTTGCCGTGCCATAGGCCAGAGAGCCATAGGTGCTGTATCCATAGCCGGTCTTTGACAATGAATCCGCAATGCCAGCTGTAAAGCTAGTGGGCGTGATTTCTTTGAGTGTTCCACCCTCATTCATGGCATAGAGTTTTGTGTGCGTTCCAGCAGCGATCCATCGGTTGGCACTGTTATCGCGCCAAGTGATGAAGCCGCGGCACAGACCAGACATCTGGCCAGTTGCACGTTTTCTCCAGCCACCCATGGGCCGCAGAGTGTTCTCGTACCAGCGCACAAGGTTTGCGTCATACCACCGGCCTGCTGCCTGGTACTCAGTGCCGTTTCTGTAAATGCCTGGTGGTAATTTGAGTGGTATGTACATGGCTATATTGTTGGTAAGTTGGACACAAAGCTCATTGTGACAATGGCTGATGGTACTGCTGGCCGTGTGGGGCTGGTGCTTGTCCCAAAATGCTCAATACTTACATCAGTGCTGGTGGTACGCCACATAATTTCAACATAATCGTTGGTTGCCAGGCTTACAAAAAAATTCATGGCTGCAATCAAATGGCTTGGGTCGCCTGACGATTTTCTTTGTGACAAGTGAAATCTACTGTTTGAGTTTGCGATATTTGTTCCATTTTTACGAAACCAAATATCCACATCTTGGCCATCATTGCTGGTGTTCTTAAACTGAATGGAAAACTGCAAGTTCCAGATTCCGGCATCGGCCACAGTGATTCTTGACCCGCTGGCCATTGTCACACCATTAGCAAAGTCTGTGGTGTTGAATGTGACCGCATAGGCCGTGGTGGTGTTTGCAGCCACTTGGTCGGTTGAGTCTTGAAAAGCCCCATGGGGGTTGTTCATAAACTTACCGCCCTTTGGTCCAAACAAAGACCCCAGCACTGATGTCACTTTTCTAAAGTAATTGTTTAAAGCGCCATAGTTCTCATTAAAGTGCCTGCGCTCATACCCCTCTGGCGGGAAACCCAGACTCGGTATAGATGGTGACTCTAATTGTTGCTTGACATTGGCCATGGCTTGATTTTGCCCTAAACAGCCCCCAATGGATAAGACTTTTCATTGACACAAAATCGGACTACGATAATTTTGCAGCAATTGGCTGCTTTAACTGGGGAATGTCATGAAATTTGAAATGGAATTCGGTTGGACAGGAAATGAGACAGTTACGATCACGACCTTTGATTTTGACAAGATCGCCATTCTGCAATCCTTCATCAATCACATGGAATCGACAGGTTGGGTCGAATATGAATATGAAGATGCTGACGACCTTGAGGAAGAATTTGAAGACACTGAAGAAGAAGAAACCACAGAAGTTTGATTCCTAATGGGGCTTACTTGGCCATCAAGTACAGCCCCACATTTGAAAATGCGTAGCCTGCATAGACCACTGCCATAGATGGATTGCCTCTGTAGAGCTGTTCAGCAGCAATGTAGGCATAGATCGCGCCCGTCAGAATGATCAGCCAGGCGCTCAAAATGAATCCACATCATAGACTTGGCCCCTGAACTCGATCAACCCCTCTCCAAATTTATGGACCAGCTCTGGCCACAATAATCGACCATTAAAGAAATTCAAAATTGCAAAACCACTTCGGTGATTGCCTGGATTCAGTTCAGCATAAGTAAATTGTGGGCCGTCAATTTCAGCCAATGTTCCGGTGTCGACCCCAAAACGATTTCCTCGGAGATCTTGGAATGGGGTGACTTTGAGCGCATGTAAGTGCCCACACACCGTTGAAACACCCGCATTTAGGGTCGATGTGTGCGTTGCGTGAATTCCATTCTTGTAACGATGTTTGATAATCACATCATTAGTGGGCCATACCGCCCAGCAAAACTCCCAATCTAAAAAGTGGTCTGTTAACTTAAACCCTAACACTTCTTTAAATTGTGGTGCGTGCTGGGCTAAACGATTACCAAATCTGACATCGTGATTGCCCCATGTCCACAGTAGCTTTACATTGTGCCTAGCTGCCTTGGCCACTTCCTCGATTTCACCCAACGCACCCTGACAAGCCTTTAGTTCTTGAATAACAGTAGTCGCTGGTTGTTCAGTTATGTCATGGCGTGATATAGATGCCCCGTCAAAGGCGTCTCCATTGCAAATCACGACATGGGGCGAAAATTCTTGAATGGCCCACAGTAAACCCTTAAACGCTGTTGAGCGTTGACCAGGTATGAAGTGGGCATCAGAGAAAACAATCACACATCCATCTAACATTCCAAGTTCAATTTGCTTGAGTGGAGAGAAAGATTTTGGTTTATTAGCGTCATAAGCAACGGCACGAGGATCGTTTGAGGATAATTTAATCTTATAGTGATCCTCAATCCACCTTCTACGCAAATGGGCGGCTCTAAGATTTACTCCTAAATGTTTAGCCACTTTTGTGGCAGATTGCAGTTCACCCCATAGTTGGATGAATTGCATATCTGTGCAAGATTCGTTATGAGCGCCCATGAGAGTCCTTAGAGAGTAATTTTTCTAAAAGATTGACCACGCGGTGTTCCTCTTTTTCCAAGAGTTCAACAGAAGATTTTTGATCTTGGGCCGCAGTTATCAGGTCATGCAAAAAGACATGAAGCAGCTCATGCAGAGCAGTCTGGTCCAAAGACTGTGGGCAGATACGTTCTGCACCCCAATCACCCAAACGATATGTGGCCAGTCTGGCCCCATCATTAAATTCCACTGAAGCCATGGCATTCTTTGCAGGCTTCAAACCCTTCTCAATACGCCAGTCGCCAAGATTAAGCACTTGCTGCCATTTCCGCACACTTTGTGCAAATAGCGCTGAGTCTTCTGGTGTAGGAATGTTTGACATATCAACACCTTATATGACTTTTATGTCAATTTAATTTAAGTAAGCACTGAAAGTGCTTCATTGATATGCTTAATCCTGTCATCTAGCCCAATAAACCCGCCATTGATTTTCTTGGTCATGGTCTTATAGTCTTGACTGTCCGCATACTGATTGAGCTTGTGGGTGTTCCAAAACCACCCAGCAGTCAGCGCAGCATACTGGGGCGTGGCCACCAGTTCTGGCTGCATGATCAGGTCCACGCCAAGCGCCTTGCCTGCATGGTGGTAGTTGGCAGACCCAGTCAATTGAATGCAGCCACGGCCCTTGAAGCGCCAGCCGTCACCTGATGCCTCATCCCTGTTGCCCATCCTGTTGCTGTAAACAGTGTTGGCAATGAGCTTTGGATTCCTGGCACACATCTGGGCCTTGGCAGCGTCAAAGCGCTTTGGCCAAAGTTTCTGCAAAGCCTCGGCTTTGTAGTTCAAGTTCTCTTCCAGGATTCTGAAGTTTCCACATTCATGGCCGCACTGGCCGATAAAAGCAGCCTGCCTCAGTGGCGTTGAAATGTCAAAGCGCTGGAAAGTCTCATTGAGTGCATCCACCCACTGTGGACCAATGTGCAGCTTCTCTAGTTGTTCAGCGTTTACCATGGAGCAAATCCCTCGCTTCGTTATATGCGTCAATGCAGGCATTGAGCTGTGCTGTGTTCCTATCCCCTTGGGCCACTATTTCGGCAATGGCTTGGAGGGTTTCTCGCTCGGCATCAGGAGCTGGGTCAGCCGTTCTGTCAGATTGACTTCCTGCTTCTTTGCGATCTGCGGTGGCAGTGGCGGCAGTTGTGGGGGCTTGTGGACAACTTGGGGCGCTGATGCGCACCCGGCCAGCACGAATGGCGCGATCAAGAGCATTTTGTTTTTGATTGATGACATCTGTGGTCTCCTGTAACTTGGCAGCGTTTGCGTTTAATTTCTCATTGAGCTTTTGCTCAGTGGCCCTGGCCTCTTCATTCTTTTTGGCAATTTGGATTTGCATCTCCTTGTCCCTGTCTTCCCACCCAAAGTGATAGCCACCTCGGTAAGACCCAAACAAAGCGATGATGATGCCAATGGCAATATAGGGTAATGGGATGCCAAACATCAGTCTGCCTCCTGTCTGGCCGCAGCCAGCTGCACACGCTCATGGTCATCTTCCAAATGCTCTGGTGGCGTGTCTGGTGGTGGTCCAGGTGTCCAGGACTCATCAAGCTCTGGGTTGGTCCAGGTCGGCATCGCGCCAAAGGGCTGCGCGGGGATGCCGTTGGTGTTGGCAGTAAACCCGTGATTGTTGCTGTAACCTGGCGCTGCATAGCCGCCCATCATGGGCTGGGGCATGTACATCATGGGCTGCTGCATCATGGGCTGTGGTGGTGGCTGCATTCCAAAAGCCTTGGCCGCAGCACCTGCCGCCCGTTTGGTCATCACACCACCAATGCCGCCCACAATCAGCAGCACGATGTCGTTTAGCATCTTTGTGTATGCCTGGTCAATTGGCGCCATGCTCTTGATCGGCTGAGTGACAAATGTCACTGAGTACAAAAGTGCAATGACGATGAAGCAAAGGATCAGTGTGACAACACCAACTACAAAGCCCCAAATTCTTACCTCGAATTCTTCAGTTGTTAGTCTTTGATTCTGGCTGGACATCTGTCACCTTCTTTTCTAGGATTGGTGCGACCAGGTATTCTGGACACTGCTGAGTAAATAAGCACTTGGGCTTCTGACACTCTGGTGCGTGGAAATGGTCAGGATTCTGGCATTTGTATCGATACCGATCTTCGCAGCCAGTCAACAGTAAAAGCAGCAGTAAATATTTCATGCCATCACATCCACAGAATTAGGTTTGATCCACTGAGCCTTTTTGTGGGCCTCTTGGGCTTGTCTGTTCAAAATCTCCATCTGCTTTAGATTCTGCTGATGGATCACTCTCTGGGCCTCTTTCAGCATGTTTGCATTGACCTGGTAGAGAGTGATTTTCATATTCCAAACATTCCCAATATTTTGGCCACTATTCGGTCGCTAATATCATCTGGGAAAAATCGGAGCAGTCCAAGCACCCACCACGCGACCAACATATAAATGAACACCTTTAGCAGTTTGTCAAACTGCTTCTGATACTCGTTCATCTACCGCACCTTGCCCCCTTGCATAGCTCCATCATCTCATTGATGCCGATGAAGACCAGCAAAATCACAAATGCCGTGCCGCCAATGATCATGGCCCATTCTTGCATCTCTTCTTCTTTTTGCTTGGCCTTCTTGTCTGCGGCTTTGAGGGCGGCCATCTCCTTGGCATCATCCCTGTCCATCTCAGCCTGGCGCGCCTTGATCTTGTTCCAGACATCGATCTTGCCAGTCTGCATGAAGAGCATTTTCAGCTCTTCCTCAAAAGCTCGGGCTTGCTCTAAGGCCATCTCGATCTGGAGAGCCGCGCCCATGTTTGAGCCTTTTTTCTCCCGCTTGGCCTGGAGCATGGCCTTGGTCGCCTGGCTCTTGGCATCAAACATCTTGCCAATCATGGGGGCAAGACCGCCTATGTCATTGGCCACCTTACTGGCCTTTTTGACCATGCTAATGGCACTTTGCAGGCCATTTAGCGCGTCCATTGGATCAATGATCATTTCCTCTTCTCCCACTTGATGCAGACAACCTTGCGATTGTAGATGTCACCAGTCCATGTCCACCTAGTGCATCGGTATTCGGCAGCTGCTATTAGGACCAGAGCATAGACCATGGCAGAGAAACAATGATGACAAAAAAGCCCCAGATGATGGTGGCCGATAAAAGGGCCGCAGCGATCAGTGCCACGGCCCAGTCTTTCATAGCCCGAAAATCTTTTTGACGAATTCGGCAGCCACACCTGGTCCAAGTAAGACGGCCAAGATTGCTGCATAAAGCAGATATTCAATCTTGGTCATGCGTCTGTCGCCATCTTTCAATGTGTTGGCGATGGAGTTATATCGCTCTGCACAAATTGCCTCATGCACCGCCAGGCGCTTATCGACATCAGCGTCCATGATTACTGTAACGCTTGAATTTGCTCGGAAAGTGCTTGCAGTTGAGCAAGCAATTCTTCTTTAGTTGGCTCTGGTGTTACTTCAACAATGGGCGCAACATATTCAGGAATGGGGAAATCCCCATCCACAACATCACTAATCTCACCTTGACCAATGACAGTAAAAGGTAAGTCTGATGGGCCATCCACTCGGTAACGATCTTCAAGAACTTCAACCGATTCGTAAGGGCCAAATTTGCCAGAGGCAGTAATGATCTTTTTCATACTAATGTCACTTTTCTGAGTTGAATAGTTGTAGCCGTGTCAGATGTTGTTTGAGGCAATCCCCATACAGTTGCTTCAGATATTCCATCATTAAATGACGCAAATGGATTTGCAGCTTGTTGCAGTTTTGTGGCGTAAGTTCCATCAATAGAAACTGTAAATGGATTTAACACAGAATAGCCAGGGGCAATTTTGCCTGCTGATGTTCTTTGAATTGTTTCTACATTGCTTCCGCTTTGAGGAGGCCCAGACAATGGGCGAGTGTAGTAAGCGCTACTAAAAGCAGTTGCAGTAATTGGAGATGTACTTGTTACAGATTGAAATGTTTTTTCTCTTACAGGACTACCTGAAGAAATTCCATACTGTATATTTACACTTGAACCAGAAGCGGAATAAGCCCAAAGAATTTTTTCTGTACTTAAATAGCCAACAATGTTTCCTGGATTAGCGGGAACTTGTAATTCTGTACCAAGAGAGGCAGAGCCTGCTGTATCAGTCAACACATTTATTCTGTCTGTGCCAGATGAACCAGTCAAGATAAATGCTTTGTTAGAAAAAACTTGAATTTGTGGTGACCATGTACCAACAGTTAATGTTGTTGCCGCTGTTGAAATGCTTGCAGTAGTTCCACTAACAGAAACAACTGCGCCACGACCAGTAGTGTTTAAATAAGCCAAAACATAACGGCTACTACTTAGTTGTCCTGTGCAAATAATCGTGTCTGTTGTTGATACTGTTGCAGCAGTTCCACCAGTTAATGTTGTGCCACTAACTGAAATAGGGTAAGCATAAACAGTAGAACCACCTGTTACGCTAAAACTCATAAGCATAGAACTGCTGTGTGCATAAGAGTGATGGTAGTTGTTACTTGAGCCACCACCTGTGTAAGCAAACTCAGAGCCAACAGTAGGTGTTGAGCCTGATACTGTAATAGCTCTAAACTTTGGTGTTGTTCCTGTTACATTCCAGTAATTCAAAACATAGCTTGACCCAACAGTTACTAGACGTGTGTTGGGTACGACTAAACTGCTGTTTGCAGACAAAGTTGTTGCAACAGGAGTGCCAACAGTTATAGTGCTTCCGCTAACAGTTAAAACCACAGTTTCAAGTGCCGAAGTACTTGGAACTAAAGAACAAACCAAAACCGAAGTTGAAGAAACAGAAGCTAACGCAATGCTGTTACGACTGTTTAAACTAGTAGTTCTGACAAGAACAGGCGTTCCAAAAGTGTTGGTGCTTGTGTTAAAAACTACAGCATGGGCAGAAGTAGTGCCATGAACAATCATTAACTCGCTAGTTCCATCCAAAGAAACAGCTTGCAAATTAACTGCGCTTGAACTTATTGCGCTTGATAAGGTCAAGAAAAAGTCTGTGTAAGACAAGTCAGTACCAAATGCGCCACCTGATACATTTGAAGCGATTGTGATTTCACCCGCAGCATTGGTAATAGATATTCCAGTACCCGCAGTCAATGTTGCTTTATTAAGCGTATTTCCACTCGAATTTCCAATTAACAATTGACCATCTGTATAAGATGTTTGACCAGTACCACCATTTGCAACAGCAAGTGTCCCAGCCAGGGTAATTGTTCCTGATGCCGTAACTGGACCTCCAGAAGTTGTCAAACCAGTTGTGCCGCCAGACACATCAACACTGGTCACTGATCCAGCTCCTGGGCCAGTAAATGCGATCTCAATTGATCCAGCGCCTGGCGTAATAGTCACGCCAGAGCCAGCAGTCAATGATGCCTTGGTCAATGTGTTGCCAGTGCTGTTACCAATCAGCAATTGGCCATTGGTAAAACTTGTCTGGCCCGTGCCGCCATTGGCCACCGCCAGTGTCCCCGTCACGCCAGTGGCCAAATCCACTCCAGAGGCCGATCCTGTTCCACCATTTGCCACTGGCAGAACACCAGTAACACCAGTTGATAAAGGCAAACCCGTTGCATTGGTCAGCACGGCAGCCGATGGCGTGCCAAGAGCTGGCGTCACCAAAGTTGGTGAATTGGTAAACACCAAATTGCCCGTGCCTGTTTCATCAGTCACAGCAGCTGCCAGATTGGCTGATGATGGCGTTGCCAGGAATGTCGCGACTCCAGCTCCCAATCCACTTACACCAGTCGAAATTGGCAGGCCCGTTGCATTGGTCAAGACAGCAGCTGATGGTGTGCCAAGAGCTGGTGTCACCAGTGTTGGACTGTTTGACAACACATTGTTGCCAGTGCCAGTGCTTGTGCCGACACCAGTGCCACCCTTTGTGACCTTCAATAATGGACCAGCATCAAACAATGCATCAATAGTGTCCAGGTCGGTATTGATCTTTGTCCCCCAGGTGTCGGTAGATGCACCGACTTCTGGTTTTGTCAGCAATAGGTTTGTGGTTGTGGTATCTGCCATTTTCTAATCCTTAGCCAAAAGTTTTTGCGCGAGTCAACAAACCCCCACCAGAAGTAGAGCCTCGATCATCGGCCACTTGCAAATCATTCAAAGCACGCTCATACAGCGTTGCCCATGTCTGAATTCTCGCATCATCTTGAAGATAGGGAGCAGCCTGGAGTAGACTTCCATACAGATAAATGTCAGGGCTTGATGTCAAAAGAAAATTGGTCGCAACACTTCCAGACAATTTGTTCAAATTTGCAAAGTAAACAATTTCAGCCGTGTATGTCGCATCTGGCGTTGGCACAAATCTAAATTCAGAGCCGACCACACCAAAAAATTTTGGCCTGCCACTGCCTGTGAATTTTGTCGATTCCTGGTCCAAGGCATCCATTGTCATAAAAGACAATGGCGTGTCTGGATTTGTGCTGGTTAACTTAAATGCTTTGACTTCTAGAAAGTCACTTGGTGTTGATTCAAAAACAGAATCAATTGACAAAGTTGTCCTGGTCAACATTTGCCTGGTGCGCAGTGTTCTTTCGATTTGCGCTTCGGCCAGTGAGATAAAGTCTGGAATGACAGCAGTCAGATCAGATCGATTAAGCCAGTCACCAATTGATGTCTTTAGTTCTGCATAAGTTGTCAGTGCCATTATTGGGCCTCTTTTTCCATTTCCTCTTTCACAATCCAGGTGTGGTCATGGCGAAACTCAAATGTGCCAATGTGGCCAATTTCCTTTGAGACATCATGGTCGATGTAGATTTTGTAACCCAGCTCTTGAGCTTTCTTACAAAAGAAAACATCCTCTCCCATGTAGCCCCGTGTTGTTTGCCACGGCATATCAAACCATGGCTCACTCATGCCCTCAAACACCTCGCGCTTGATCAGCATTATGCCTGTTCCAATGCTTCCCACCTCTTCCAGTCCAGTCGATTCTGGCATCGTATAGATGGGGATTCGCTTGCCATTTTCGTCATAGTTCTGAGCTGTCGGACCAGTTGGCATTCTGCGTCTTGCGCAGTTGGCGGCCACGATTGGCTTGTCATGGGCCAGAAGTCTGCCGACCATATCCTGGGGAAATGTCATGTCAGAGTCGATGAAGAGAATGTGGGTGCAGCCCTCTCTCATGGCATCCAGGCAAAGGTCAGCCCTTTGGTTTTGGATGATCGTGCCTTGCATCAATTTCAGACTGATTGCGTCTGTTGTGTTGAGTGTGTGATACGCGACTAAATTCACCATACAGTAGGTGTAATTGGTGTGGACTTGATCACGGGCAGGGGTGCATACAGCAATGTAGTTCATACTTTTCCAGGTCGAGTCCTAAAGAATTGATTTTCGCTATCGTTTAACCAGCGCTTCATGTACTCCTGGTCATCAATCTTGCCTTCGGCTTTCATTTTGTAATAAAGCGCTTCTGGGATGGATGCGACCAAGTGCCATTCACCCTTCCAGGTGGCTTTCTCATCCACAGCGTTGTAGATGGCTTTGTTGGCCTCAATGACATCGGTCACATCTTGTTGTGTTTGGATGGTGACTTCATCGTTGTCAGTGTTGTAGTGCCAGGTGCGTGTGATGCCCTGCTGGGCATTTACATCAAATAATTTTTTTTCAATCATGTTAAAAAAAGGGCCAAGTTTCCCTGGCCCTTTCCATTGCTTCCGATTAAGAAGTGATCAAGTCAGCGGCCAAGCCGTGGGCGTTTTCAGCCAACACTTTGTGACCCCACTCAACGATCAGCATACGCTTTTCAGCGTCACCAGTCTTGGCCAATTCAACTTGCTGGTAAGGACGCAGCACAGTCATCTTGGCGTAGTCAGGATCGATCACCCATGCATCACGCTCGCGTTGGAAGCGGTTGGCAATAACTTGGACATTGCCGAAATCTGAAACGTAGATGTCAACAGCGCCAACCAAAGTGGCAGGCTTTGCACCGCCATCAATGTTGAAACGGCTGGAAGCGATACCAGAGAAGCCTGACACGCGCTGTTTGTTAACAGGACCGCACATCAAAATCTTAGGTGTACCACCAGC